CAGATCTATCCTCCCACACTCCGATTGTGCTGGAGTACCTCGGTGCGTGAGCCTACAGCCCCGTGGTTGCTGAGCCTTGGCCTATCAACGCGCTCTAAGCGCTAAGGTACGATTAGCATTGAATGGCATGGATTGGCGTCTGGTTTGCCCCATTTTTGCCCCATTACCATTCGCGCCATCGCTCAACTGTTAGCCCGGACATCCTAGTCAGCTCTGAGCTATACGCGTTATCACATCTACTTACGAATGAATCAGGTCAGACAATGCAGCAATGCTGTGCATGCAGAGAAGAGATAAAAACAAACGCAACAAGGTGCCCTCACTGCTCCTCAATCCAAGGGTGGAGACGAATCTTCACGACGCCTGTTCTAATTTGTAGCTCAATTGTCACCATACTCTCTGTAGGCGGATTGGAACCCATCAAGCACGTGTTAACACCACCCCGGGCTGATCTACGACCCGCAATTATCGGTGGCGACTTCCACCAAATGAACTTCACGTTGACCAACCTCGGCGCGCGAGCGGCCACCCTCGTCAACGTTGAGATCGCAGGCAAAACGAAGCGAGATCTTACTGGAGTTTGGTTTGTGAAAACCGCGGCTGACGGAAAAGTTCTGGAACCGGGAAAGTCCTATGAAATAAAAGCATCAAATGGGAGCTTAATTCCAGGGGTAGTCGATTCCCACCGAGCAGCCTTCCTTAAAAGAATTCATGGTTTTTCTAATAACTGCCAGCTTCTTGTGACCTATGCAGAGGTCGATGGCCAGCAAGCCAGACTATCTTACCCCTACATGTGCGATCCAGTTGATTGATAGGGATTCGAACCCCTTCTGCAATCATTGCAGACCGCTTTAGCCCACCGAAAACGGCGCCATCATCCTTTGCCGTTGGTCTCCAGCGGGCCCAAGCGGCCTCCGATATGCCCTAATCTTGCCCTAAATATCAACGGCAGCTTTCGGCCAGTAGCGGACGCTCATGGCCGAGCTCTTCTAGCCAGAAGCAGCCTCTCAAAACGATTTGTTCGATGAAATGGACGTAAAGGATGAGCGTGGGAAACGCATCGCAATTTTATCGCATAACGAAAAGCCTAATAATAACGGAACTGCTGCTGGACCATACGAAGTTGAGCACTGAGAAGTATCGAGTTGATGATGCCCTACGTGGGTGCCCGACATGCTCATACTCGCCAGGCTCCGATTACTGTTACCTATAGTGCCCCATTTGGATGCCATTAGGCATAGTGCACCGTCGCTCGTATATCCCGAAATTCGTAGAGGATCGGGGTTATTAAACATATCGTGCGTACCTTGACGGGAAGACAGGCAGATGCCAATTTAATATCAAAGCGAGAGATCAAGGAGTGACGCGTGAAAATCACAATCAACGTGTTCCTACTCAAAGAAGGGCGTACCGCCCAGGACGCACTTTCCGACGAAGTTAACTTGCGACCTATCGCTTTTTCATTGGGCGATGTTGAGTGCCTCTTTTACTATCAGAAAAATCCCTCTCATCCGAAATGGACTCAACTGTTCGACGCCATCCCAGAAGTGGCTGGTCTGGACCTTACAGGCAGATCGCTCAAAGCTCTCCTCGTCCTGGCAGTCAACAACAGAGTCTTTTGCTTCACTTTTGGTCACGCTAGGCACTTAATCGATCAACTGTCCGTTGAGCGTTATTTCGGGCTACGCACGGCGCTTAGCTTGACTGATCCGCTACTGATTAAGTCCGTGGAAAAGTCCAATATTGATCGCACGCCGTTACGCTCAAAGGCGCAGTCATCTAGGCTGCTGTCGATATCGGAGTTCGATTTTAAGTTCGACTCAGAAATTCTGAAATCCCTAACCGGCATCGTGGAAAACGATCAGGATGAGGGCGAATATGTTAGCGGGTCGGACTCATTGGCGTTGCATGCCGATGTTAAGCTAGAAGACTTCCCTGAGATTGCGCTTCGACTATTGACAGCATACGAAGACGAGCACTGCAAGGAAAAATACCCTTGGATGGACTTCATCGTCCCAGTACGCGACTCCACACTGATGGGCCAGCTGGATGGTCTTTTGGTGGATGCGATAAATTTTGAACAGTTCGACCGTGTTCGCGCTGCGCCACCCGAGCTACTGGGCAATGACATTAGCGGCTTCGGATATGTGAAACACAGCTCCCGATCTCGCAACGGCCCGACGATCGCATTCGACCTCGATTTGCGGCGGGCGCTGCTCGCCAAGCACCTTCTACGAGGTATCACCCGCCAAGCGCTGGCATCCGAACGTATCTACCTTTACGGTGCAGATGAGCAAAGACTTGCTGCGTGGCCTCTATATACCTGCCTTGAGGCGGAGATCGAACATGAAGGGAAAATCTATTTGCTTAGCGAGGGTGATTGGTACCAGATTGACCGCGATTATACAGAGCAAGTGAACCGCTTCTTTGACGCTGCAGCTCCATCTGCCTTGGTATTTCCTCCGTATGGCACCGACCAGGAGGGCGCTTACCTTAGACGCATCGCAGACAACATAAACTTCTATCTGCTGGACCAGAAATTAATGAGGTTGCCGGGTGCTGGTGGCCCATTCGAATTCTGTGACCTGCTCACGCCAGATCACCACATCATTCACGTCAAGAAGTACTCATCATCGAGCGTTCTGAGCCATCTCTTTTCTCAGGCTTATGTATCCGCTGAAGCTCTGATCAACACCTCCGAGGTTGTTAATCAGGTAAATGATTATCTGGCGGAGTTGGGTGATTTTCAGTTCGCCTTCAACCCTGCCACGCAACCGCGTAACAGAATCGTGTTCGCTATTATGCAACCCAATGATACATTGCACATGCCATTTTTTTCGAAAGTTAACTTTCGCCAGTTTGCCCAGCGGCTCAGTGCAATGGGCTACCAGGTTGAGGTTTGTAGAATCCGCAATTGACCCTATATTGCCACGATTACTCAAAAGTAAATCCCCGCGGACTAATAGTGATGCTCTAGGTTAGGAAGCGAAGCAAGCTTTAGGGGCAGCAAGTCTCATTAGCTGATGATTTATAATTCACATCGACACATCAAACGCACTCCGATGTAGTATTAATACTTAAGCCACCTGCTCCTCCTCAAACAAATAATTAATCAAATCATTAACTACCGCCTCGAACATAATTAAGTTTTTACGAACAACGCCTTCGTCAGGATCCATTGTGATTTTTTTTGCGATGGGCACTTTACGATTTTTGGCGAATTTGTATTTAATATAAATACTCCAATTCTCATCAATCAAATCATCAACTGAAACATTCTTATTTTCCGCAAGCTCTCTTTTTTTATCCTCATGCAGCACCCCGTAATAGTCAAAAGATTCTAAATTATTTCTTTTTAGTTCATCTTCCCATATTTTTCTCGGATAAAGAGTCTCAAGAACGATCGGAATTAAAAAGCCAGACGATTTAATTGGGTGAGCGAAAGCTGGAGGATTTAAGATGAAGCATTTTGCGGAAAGGCAGTTATCCTTTCCTCTATTCCATTGGTTTTTTGCATCTTTTCCATCGAAGTCGCCGTCAACCAAACCCGCAGCTCTAGGTCTGTCTGTATGATGTTTATGAACATGTCGCCACGCGGAAAGCATGTCCACAACATAAGTATGCCCGCCTCCGTAACTTTTTGTTTCTACCACGATTTTATCTGCGTACTTCGGAGCAAACAAACTAATTGCTTTGCTTAGAATAATCTTGTCGCTTTCACCTTCCACGTATAAATATGAGCATTGTTGAGCTTGTTGGTTCTGAGCAGCGTGGAGAGCTTCCTGTTCAAGCCTGATACGATCCGTGAGTTCAGCAACATACGGGGCGAATAGCGTCATGGTTCCCATATAGTGGTCGAGATCCGTGGGATTAGAGGCCTCCTTAGTGCCTATTTCCTCCGTTTCACGGAAAACGTGATGACAAGATATATTTAGATTGTTTTCGTTTTGTTGCCTGTGAAGATTATAAAAAACTGGAGAGTGCGTTGTTAAAAGTATTTGATCAACACCGTCAGACAAATATTCTAAGATCTGGTCTGCGAGCTTTATACAGCTTCCAAGCTCAAGATTGTTTTCAGGCTCTTCATACCCCCAGATAAACGTATGCGGCTGTGCGCCTCGCCCATGAAGGGTGTGAACTTTGTCTGCCATAAACTTAAGTATGATAGGGATGTGCCTGGTTTTTACTCCATCACCCCGCTCATTCAATGAGATACTACGATTCTCATTAAGGAAATCCAGACTTTCAAAAATATGACTAAGGTCTCGCGGGAGTGCCAGTTTAGATTGAAAGCCAAGCGAGCGGGAAACTTCAGATGTTAGCTCTTCTAAATGTTCAGCTATGCTTCTTTCAAAGTCACCACTGGATATTCTAAATTTATCAGTGGCAACCTCAGCGATAATTTTGTATATGCCCGCCCTAAGACTGTTAAAATATTTTGCATCTTTTATAGCTGGAACATACACGAAGTTTATGTTTCTTAAAAGTGTGTGCATGTTAGACCGGGGCGATATTTCTACCCTTTCGAGAGCCGTTCCACCACGAGGTCCCTTAATTTCACGTACACCATAATAATCGTAAGCATCTAGCAATTCGCCACTTTTCCGCCACCGCTTCTCCCATACTATATATTCACCGTTATTTTTTTGATACGCCTCAGGTATGTCGATTTCAAGTCTAACTCGTATTTCTTTTGCTCGTTGATTTGGATCATTATGAATATTATGATCTATAAGAAATATTAGCTCTTCATTTGGATTTGTTTCATCATTAAAGAACAGGTTGAGTGCTCGCAAAATATTGGATTTTCCGGCATCGTTTGTACCGACGAAGACAGACAAGTCGGAAACTTTAATGGCGATATTTTTGATTGAGCGGAAGTTGAATATTTCTATTTTTCTTATCTTAGCGCCCATAGCCTATTTCCAATGCCTTTTGAAATGTTCGACTTTAAGATTATCCACTGCCAAGAGATCAGCAAGTCAACCATACTCTTACCAAGTCATTGATGCCAAGGTGCCACATTTTTGCAGCGCCCGCCATATGGCATGCGACGCTGCTCAATTCTGAGTATCCAACTGAATAGTCTGCCTTCTAGGGGGCAGCAAAATCTCATTTGCAATGCGTTCAGCTGTATAGGGTGGGGTATTTGCCTCTGACCGCTTGCAGCCAAAATGGCTGCTAATGGCTGCTAATGGCCGGAAGCGGTCACTTGTGAGCGTACGCTAATGGCCGAAATCAGCCTCACAGCGACAGCTCGTCGCCTCATCCTCGCCCACCTGTCGCGCCTCGATTACTGTATATGCAAACAGTATTCAGCAAGGCATGCCCGTGGACCCCCTCTATATAGAAGACACCGACGATTGGCTCGGCAACCCGACCCCGCTCGAAACCTGCCGACACCAGCTCAGGATGTACGAGAACGAATTCGAAGCGCTCACCCTTAAGTTGGATCGGGCGTTGGTGAATATCGAAGGCCTGGTCAGAGATAATGACGCGCTCAGGCATGGGAGGGATTCTCTCAAGGCCAAGCTTCAGTACGCCGAAGGGGATTTACTGAGCGAGAGGCGAAGATTCGCGGACGTCGAGCACAGCAGAAACCATCTGTTCATTGAAAATCAGCGCCTGCTCAGAGAAGCCCGAGATCGGGAAGAGCTTGGAGGTCATTGCGAGTGCTGCGCTGAAAAAGGTTTGTGACGAAGCCAGCGCCAGCGGGTCTACGCTGAATCAGATCCAGCCGAGGGCATGGCAATGTGCGGACGACTTTCCCAGTACAGCGGCATTCACGAATTCGTGGCAGCGCTCAGCATGCCGAACGCGCTCATCAACTCGACCGGCGAGCAGCCCTTTGAGCGGTACAACGCCGCGCCGACTGCTCAGCTCGCCCTCTTCCACCAGGAGGGCGAGTTTCTGCACGCAGACATGGTTCGCTGGGGATGGCGCCCGCATTGGGCGAAAGACCGCGCTGCGCCAATCAATGCACGCGTGGAAAAAGTCGCCCACGGCCCGTTCTTCCGCGCGATCTGGCCGCACCGGGCAATCATCGCCATCAACAACTGGTTCGAATGGGTCGATGAATGTGGGCCGAAGAAGCAGCCCTATCTGATCAGGCATCGGGACCAATCCCCGATCCTCTGCGCTGCGATTGGCCAATACCCGAGTGAGGAGCATGAGCCCGACGAGCACGACGGCTTTGTGATCATCACCGCCGACAGCGCCGGCGGCATGATCGATGTCCACGACCGGCGCCCGGTCGTTCTTCCGCCAGAGCTTGCCCGCGAATGGCTCGACCCAGCTACGCCCAATGAGCGCGCCGAACAAATGGTGCTGCATGAGGGCGAGCCTTCCGAGACTTTCGAATGGTTCAAAGTCGATCGCGCCGTGGGCAATGTTCGCAATCAAGGCCCCGACCTGATCAAGCCGGCCGAATGATTTTATTGTTGCTACAAGGTTTTCAGGTGCTCCACCACAGCAGCTTCTAAAATGATGTACAGCCTTTCAGCATCGCCGGAGCGCAACGCGCCGGCGGTTCAAGCCCAAGCACGAAGCCCTCCGCCCGTGCTCCCGCCTTCACCGCTGTGATCATCGAATTCGTCCGGACGATCTGCGCCAGCAGACGATCGGCCTCTCGCTGCATTTTGTCGCCCATTACTACGCCTTCCAACGTCGCGCGCCCTCACTCAGTCTGATATCCAATACATCACCGACAAAACGACGGAGACCCACGCGAGGGTCATCAGAAACGATAGCCCAACGAACCGCTTATCCATGTCGATCATGCCAGTTGTAAAATGAGAATGATGGTTCAAGACCTGCAGCCCGACAAGCGTGGCTCAGAGCCATCATTTCTGCAGGCTTTGTACATAAGTCTTGGAATGCCTGCACCGCGATCAGTTATCGGTCGCCGGTGTCGGAGATTGGGATAATTCTTTAAGCATGTGTTGGTCAAGTCGGGTGCGTAAGGCTGCATGATCTACGCCGGTGACGCTTGCGGTTTTTGGCCCCAAACAGCGACTGGCTGGTAGCACACTTGTGAAGAACGGACTTATCGTTGATTTAGCAAGCCAGATGGCGGTCTGCGCCGCGACTCGAAATTCTCCCACTGAGCTTTCAAACGTTGTTCCCCGCAGCTCATGCAAACGTAAACCTCATCAGGCAAGCCTAAGTAATACCCCTTTCGAATGTACGGATGACAGCATTCGGAATGAGATTTTGCACCTGGCGCGCTGATATCCATCGGTCTCTCCGGAACGCACGTGGCCGCATAAACTTTCAAACTCCAGAAAAAAAGCCCACACGGTGTATGGGCTATAAAGGAGTTCCATGAGTAGCCTGCAAAATGTGGCAGGCTAATATTAGGATGGGCAATATTGCCTGGGAGTTTCAATAATTTTCGGTCGCCGATCATATCTAGACCAACGGCGTTCGGGGCTTCAAAAACCTGAACCGTTTAATGACAAGGTTATCCACCTCTTCGTCGAGGTTCTCTCATCAACGACACTGAACTGTCGGGGCATCGCTGAGCTCCACTCTCAAACCACCTCGAAAAGCTATCGCCATGAATATCTGCAAAAATATGTTCTCCGTGGACCAGGAAGCCAAACTGCGTGTCTATGATGGTTGGCATCGAGCGCTGGATAACTGCGCGCTTCGAAAAAACTGCCCGGACGCCTATCACGACGAATTGCTGCGCCTGGCGGATGAAATGGACAGGCTCGGCATAATCAGTTGGCAAGAGTGGAGAGATTTACGAATCGAAGCTGACCAAGCCTTTTTGCGTGCTGTGGCGGGCGCTGACTACCATGAATAATTTCGGGGTCTGCAAACGTCTTCGAAGTTCACTGGTAGCACTGGAGATAGGACTTTGGATCGTAGGCCACACGATTGACCCCCTTGGTAGCCTCAGCGTGGCGTTATCGATCGTCTGACAATCTCTTTGAATCTTTGAGCAGCAACGACCTCACTTGTTCATGTGCAATAGGAGGTCTCATGACGCAAGCGGATTTTTACGTAATCGATTACAAGCTCCATGGGGAACCGAAGCGTTTCACTATCAGAGCAACCCTGATGAACAACGTAGAAGCATGGCAGTGGGCGAGCTGTGACGCAGGTCTTGTCCCTATTCCCAAGCCTGGCCGGCCACCTTTGAAACGCTTTTCTAAGCCGATGGCCGAACGCTTCGGCGTGACTGACGTAAAATGGCGGGAATCCGTCGCGATCGTCTGGGAAGAGGACCACACGTAAATACTCAATATCGAACACTCTTACTCGGCAGTAGGATTGTCCGTGCCTGCCGCTCGGCCATCGAGCACAGGCATCGGGTCGACGCGAATGCCTGGGAGGATGGAGACCCAGGAGGCATAGGCTTGCTGCTGTCGAGCCAACGCTTCTTCCCATCGACTGCCACTGACTTCGTGTGATACGACCAGCATCATGAGATGACTGGTGGTTGCATCGAGGTCGAGCAACAAGTGATGGGCGTTGAATCGAAAATCATCGGTGGAGAGCATGGAGTCACACTGTATGAAATGGAGAAAAGCGCACATCCCTGCTGCCATATGGCATCATTATGACACTAGCCGAAGTATACGACTGTTCAGACCGACAACCGGTCGCTAGGGTAACTGACTGTCGATCCAGCGTTCGGCGGCCGCCATCGCCTCAGCGAGCGCAGAGGGATAATCCGGCCAGGGTCCTGGCAGCTCGGCGACATTGTTGGCTAAACCATGTATCCCGCTCTCTGCCAGCACGCGCGCCGCTGTCGGCGATGTATCGTTGGGCCTATCCCAATCAAATTTTACGACCAGCTTACGGCCGCGATATTCATGCGTGATGGGAACGTCTAAGCCATGGGACATCTCTCGAACCCTTTGCCGCTGATCAACGTCTTCGAGTTTTAACGCAATTGAGCCAGCAGCACCATCGTGGCGCTTCGCTATCGGAGCGGAGTGTGCCACCCCGCCCAGCTCCGGAGGGCGTAAGTAAGCCCGAGACTCCTCAAAACAAGCCGCCCAACGATTCTGGCGCCCAGTTCATGATCACCAGCTCACCGCTCACCTCGGCTTTGCCTTGCCGCTGGTTGTTTGTGGTGTAGCGGATGTCCAAGGATTCGAAGTGGAAACCGTCGAACACACGGCGGATATCCGGATGGTCGTTGATGCTGACCATGACTTTGCCTTTGCAGCGGCGCATGAAGTGGGCCATCCGCTCATAGTTCTCGAACGGAAAGTCCACCCCATAACCAGCGGTCTGCCAGTAAGGCGGATCCATGTAGTGGAAGGTGTGAGCACGGTCGTAGCGTTCAGCGCATTCAAGCCAGGGGAGGTTTTCCACGTAGGTGCCGGACAGGCGCTGCCACGCGGCCGAGAGGTTTTCCTCGATGCGTAGCAGGTTGATGGCCGGTGCAGTCGTCGCCGTGCCGAACGTCTGACCGGAGACCTTGCCAGCGAAGGCATGGTGCTGCAGGTAGAAGAAACGGGCGGCGCGCTGGATGTCGGTGAGGGTTTCGGGGCGGGTCATTTTCTGCCATTCGAACACCTGCCGCGAACTGAGCGCCCATTTAAACTGGCGCACGAATTCTTCGAGGTGGTTCTGCACGACGCGATAAAGGGTGACCAGGTCGCCGTTGATGTCGTTGAGGACTTCGACCGGCGACGGCTGAGGCTTCATGAAGTAGAGCGCGGCACCGCCGGCAAAGACTTCGACGTAGCATTCGTGTGGCGGAAAAAGCGGAATGAGGCGGTCGGCCAGGCGGCGTTTGCCGCCCATCCAAGGGATGATGGGTGTAGACATGAAAGCAAGACCTTTACTGTATGGATAAACAGGTGCTAGGCTCGCCGCGCTTTGTGCACGGAGCAAGAGCCTTGGCTGGACTTGCAGGGACTATCTGCAGGGACGGCGGTCTGGCCGGATGTTGACGCATCCGGACAGGCCGCTCTTTTCACTTCAGTGATGAGACTTCTTTGGCGTACGCCTGACAGGCCGCGAGGGCAATCAGCCCTCGGTCGCCGTCATCGGTGACGCCGATAATTCGTTGAGCATGCGCTGGGTCAAGTTCGGCTCTTGTGGGACCATGAACCACGCCGCCGGTGGCGGTGGTGGCTGGCAGCGATCCGTTGCCGGCGTGGGTGGTGGCGTCGAGTAGGACTGACAGGCGCAGATCAGCAGTGGCAAGGCGGTCGCGCAGGCGACCTTGATCACGTTGGACATCGTTCAAGGCTCGGTAATGGGTCTGTTCGCTGGTGGCCAGGCGCTGCTCGAGCGCGAAGCGTTTGTCTTGTTCAGCACGCTGCTGCGCTGCCGAAGCAAGAGTTATCTGATTGAGCGTTTCGGTGTGCAGGTGGGCCTGCTCTGCGAGCTGCTTGCCGTAGCGCCAATCCTGCACTTGCCAGGCGATGGCTGCGGAACCACCGACCATGACGACCAGCAGCACGCCTTTTGCCAGCAGCCGATACGGCGCCGAAATCAGTTCGCCGAGACGCATAGCACCGCCCTCGCCCGTCCCCACAGCTCAAGCCGATCCTGCAGGCCATTGAGGCCGCCGTTGATCCTGCGGGTGATCGTGTTGAATTCGTTTTGATCGGCCAGCGCGTTCAGCCCATTCACGGACCAGAACCACGCGGCCGATTCAGCAGCCCACTGCGGCAGTTCCAGCAGTTCAGGCGTACGCAGCAATCGCTCGTCACCGAACAACGCCAAGCTGCAGCGCAGGTAATTGTCATGGCCGGTGACCTGGATCAGGCCGCGACCGCGATAGCGCTGGCCATCACCATCCGCTGCCGGCGTATTGCCCAGTTTTGCAGCTAGGTTGCCGGTGTCGTATTTGCTCAGGTATTGATCGCCACCCAGCTCCCGGACGTACTGCAGCTGGCCCGACTCGTGACCGACTTGCGCCAGAAACGCGGCTTGGCGTTTCGGCGTGTTGATCTGCCGATGGGCCATGGCTGCGTTGAGGGCGGATACAAAAACGCCCGCTTGGCGGCGGGCGTTGGGCATGATGCTTTGCAGCTGTTGTTCAGTGATGGACATACAAACTCCAGACATAAAAAAACCGCACTCAGGCGGCGATGGGATGCGGCTACTGCTTCTCAATGTTCACCACCTTGAGGGGTGGTTTCGGCCCTTTCTTTTTCTTGGCCTTGGATTTACCGGCTTTGCCGGCGTTGCATTCGACCGTGGTGGACCAGCCGGACTGGGTGAACACCTGCTCAACCGAATCCGCCAAGTACTCGCCATCAAGCCCGACCTTGAAACCCTGAGCGATGATGGGACGCTCGGCGAAGATGTCCGTTCGACCGGGCATCTCAAGCCGCACATCCGCGGTCGAGCGATTGAACGCCGACAGACGGGCCTTGGCCGCCGCTTCAGCAGCGGTCTTGTTTGGGTAGATATGGCGGTCGGTATGCACTGCCGGCAGGCCGTCCGGCGCATCATCATTGTCGATGGTGACCACCGCGAGCTTGCCGTTCTTTTTGTCCTGATGTTTGGTGGCCACCGCCTTGTGCGAATTGCGATCACCGAGACTGAATTGCCAACGGCTGAGGTCGCGTCGGGTCAGGGTAATGGCGCCGAACGTCTTGCCGCTGGCCGTCTGGCCACCTTGGCGCGGCATCACCAACAGCTTGCCGTCGGCGACCTTGGCTGTGCAGTCGTACTGCTTGGCCAGACGGGTGATGAAATTAAAATCGGACTCGTTGAGCTGGTCGACGCGGGCGACCTTGGTCGACACTGGACACACCGGTGTCCAGCCATTACGCGCGGCCACATCAGCCACGATCTTCGAAAGCGGCACGTCTTCCCAGCTTCCGCTACGGATGGTCTTGCCACTGCCACGCATGTCGCTGGCCTTGCCCTTGATCACGATGGTATCGGGTGGGCCTGATACCTCGACCGTGTCCACGGTGTAACTGCCCATGCGCGCCAAGCTCGTTTCCGCATAGCCCAGGTAAATCTCGATTGAGCTGCCACGCCGTGGCAATTGCACTTGCCCATCACGGTCGTCGATACGCAACTCGAACTCGTCGGACTCCATGCCCGGTTTGTCAGAGGTACGCAGCAACAACAGTCGATCATTGATCTTGGCCGTGACGTCGGCCCCATCGGCGACAATGCGAAACATCGGGGTCATGGTTTTTTCCAATAAAAAACCCGCGCAAGGCGGGCCAGAAAAACAAGGCGTCGTTACGCGTAACGCGACGCGGCGCCGACGAAGGCATCGTCCCGGGTCAATCCCACAAACTGACGCCTTCATTGGTCGGGCTGGGCAGATCCGGCAGGACGATGATCACGCCCAACCGGAACGGCTGAGGCTCATCGGCCAACCCCTGATTGGCATCGAGCACGGCCTCGACGCTGCCATTCAGATGGCCGTAAACGTTGTTGCAAATGACATCGAGCATGTCGCCGTCAGACGTC